TGCCATCTATTAGATGAATATGGAGATGATGATGAAAGTTGATAAAATGTTTGATAAGAATTGGTTAAAGTATAAAAATTAACTGCGGGAGAATTACCCCCAAACACAGCAGGACTTGCAGATGTTGCAGATAAAGTAGTGTTCCAAGAATTATCTTGTTGTGTAGGAGAAGCACCTTGAGTAAATGCTGAAGTAAATCTTATTTTTCCGCCAGAATTAAAAAAATATCTTGCTTGATCAGCACTTGTAAATGATATTGTACAGGTACTTGCTACCTCGCCACTAAAAGAAACAGAGTTAGATCTTGATGTTCCTGCTTCAGTAACATACTGACCTGTTCCTAAATCAAAACGATTTGTTTCTGCTAACGATGCTAATGTGCTATATTGATAATTTGGCTGATCAGCTGCATATCTAAGTAATTCGCCTTCGTTAATTGTAGTTATTGTTGGAACTGAACCTGATTGATGCACTATTGCATTAACTACATCAAATCTTAAATTATCCCATTGTGTCTTTGTAACAGCATCGCCAGTTGCAACCAACGAAGATTGTAAGGCCTGCCCGTATCCAAGTGTGGCTGACCCGGTAGACATTACTCCAGAAATTTTATTTCTAATATTGTTATAATCCGGTACGCTAATATAATCATAGGCCGCCATTAAATTCCTCCGTTAGGTATTTAAACAATTACGAGCCTGCAATTGCAGATATTGAATAACTTGTTGGACTTGTGATTGTAAAAGAACCAGAAGGTAACAGGGTTCCCGAAGCTTTAATTTCTTCGATAGTTAATGTTAATGTTCCGTCAACACTATCGCCCGGTGGAGGAGGATTTCCAGGACTTGGATCAGTATATGAATCAAGCCAAGTAATTCTAAATGTTAATTGATTAGTTGTTCCGCCAGAATTATCAGCAACATTACACTTTACATCAATTGTATATCTATTTGATGCATACGGTGATGACGATGTAGATGTATAGAATGTTTGGTAACTATTTGTCAATTGATAAAAAGACACTCCGGACGAACTTACTGAAAAATCTCGTGAACCTACTGCGCTAAGTAGGCTAGTCCAGGCAGCATTTTGAGCAGTAGAGGATCCGCCAGTTCTTGAAGAATATAATCGAATTTTTCCGCCAGAATTAAAAAAGAACCTACACTGGTCAACCGTTCCAAAATCAACAACTACATTTGACGACACGCTATTAGCCCATGCCGAGGATCTAGAAACATCCCCTGCTGCTAATGTATGAAATTGTCCTGCTCCAATTGAAAATCTATCAGTTCTTGCTTGTTCAGCAATAGTATTATACTGATAATTTGGATGATCAGCATCGTAACGTATTGGATCAGTTGTTTGAATTTCTCTAATTGTTGGGAGTGTGCCAGTTTGATGTAATCTAGCGTTAACAATATCAAATCGAAGATAATCCCACTGAGCTTTGGTTACTTTTTCTTGAACTACTGCTGTGCTAGCAATTACTTGTCCGTACCCGTAAGTTCCGGCACCGGTACCCATTACCTCAATTATCTTGTCTCGAATATTATTATAATCTGATGCAAGAATCTGTGTTCCAACGCCTGCCATTTTTAATCCTTATAATATAACCGCTTCTATTAATTTAACAGAAGTTTCGTTGTTTGTTTCTAATGCAATAGCAAATACATCATTTGCATGTGGGACTCCAGCTACTGCTGTTCCATCATTTCCTGCTATTAGGCGTTGTCCTTTTTTAACTGCGCCTGTTACTTTAACTGGAACGCGACCTTTAAGAGCAATATATGTTCCGCCTTCTAGATCTTTATTCATCATAAACGCTGGATTTGTACTTACTACACCAATAGCACGTTGTCCCCACTGACAGGCTTCTACTTCGTGGTCGCCATGTTCGCAAACAGAAACAACCGTGCCAGGCTCGTATTCTTTATCTGTTAAGTATTTTTCTGCTAGGTCAGCATATCGAGCTGCGGTTGCTGTACCATCAAATAAAACTGCTGATAAGTTTCCGCTACCATCACGTGCTGCAATTGAATTTGCAACCGCTGTAGTTTTAGCTGTTCTATAAGTTGCATCTGTATCAACTGCTAAATTATCAATTTTTAAACGGTCTGCAAGTAAAGCAGTTCCTTGAAAGGTTGTACCGTAAATATTTCCTTCGGAATCTCTAACTACTACGGTATCAGGAGATGTTGAAATACTTGGACTATAAGATCCCAATTTACTTGCAGTTTGGGCTGATCCTGTTACTTCACCTACTAAATCTCCGTAAACTAAACTACGCTGACTTGGAGTACCTAATGTTCCATAAAATGTTTTAGTTTCTGGGTCAAAGGCTTCAGTTTCGTCACTGGCATATACTGCACCGATGTGTGTACCTGTTGTATTTCCTGTAACGTTACCAGTTAATGCACCGTAAATATCTGTAGAATAAATTTGTCCCCAACGTTTTGATGCTGATCCAAGATATAAATTACCATCTGAGCCTGGATATACTCCGCTAGATTTAACTTTTAATACGTTTGATTTAGTTGTTTCGTTTACACGAATTCTAAAAGTAATTGGTTGTCCTGCAATAGCTTGTTCAATAACAACTTGATCTTCGTCTCTTAACGGATTACCACCAACTTCATTGTAAAAAGGATCTTGTGTTTCAACAAATACTAGTAAGTCATCGCTATCGCCTACGGTAATTCCTGCATCAGGAAAAGCAATTTGTTCTGTAAATCTTAAATCACCTTTGGTTAAAAACTGATCTGCTGCAATTCCGTTTAATTTTAACGAGTTACTTGCTGTACCCCAGAAGTAATATTGCGATGATGCAGTAGTTACTCCAGTTAAACTATCAGTGTTGACTAAAGTAATACCCTTTTTAATTCTGCTAAATCCGGTAATAGGATTAACTGATCCTAAAACAAAATCTGTTTTACTTGCAATAGCAATTGTGTCGCCACCTGAAACTAATTTAACAATAGTTTGTGGGCCGCCGGTGTTGTCTTGTACTACTTGACCTACTGCTGCTGAAGTACCAAATTCCGGAGCGGCTGCTGGTCCAATTAAAACATACTCTGTTCCGCTCCATGTGTATAGTTGATTTGCACTTTCGTCAAACCAAAAATCACCCTTAGCTAATCCAGTTGGAGCACTTGCGCTAACTTCAGCACCGCTGGCAACTTTAAATCGAGAGCCGTCGTAAAATTTTAACTTTTTAGTAGAGCTATCATACCAAATTTGTCCGGTGATTGCCTTGGGCGGAGCCGATGTATTAGAAAAATTCTGTAAAAGATGTAAAAAATTCTCGTTTTGTACTTCGCCATAACCGGCGTAGTTCTTACCTACGAAACGTAAATCCGTAGTTGTATCAATCGTACCATCTTCTACAGATACTAAAAACGTTCCGTTAAAATTATCAACTTGGTATGCCATTACCCTGCTCCATAAACTATTATTATTTATCTGAACCCTTTTTTAGATCCTGCCCACAGCAACTTCAATAATGCCCTCAATCCCTTCAAAATCTTCTAAGGCTTTACCAATAATAGTACCAATTTGCGGGGTTGTACACGGTCTTGCATACCCGCTACCACCGCTGATTAGCATATCGCCCTTAGAAATTTTGCCTCGTACTTTACACGGAACTCGACCCTGTAATGCTAGGGCAACTACATATTGCCCAGTACAATGAGAATTCATCAAATAAGCAGGATCTGTAGATACAACTCCTGCTACACGAGTAGTTGCATCTTCAGCTATTCTAACTTCTGCAGAACCACCAAATTCTAATACGGTACCAGGTTCGTATGCCGCATCAGCAATGTAATTTTCAGCTAAGTCAGCATATCTAGCAGAAGTAGCTGTTCCTTGGAATAATCCAGTGGTAATAATATCGTTAGTTCCTGCATCTAAACGTTTATTAATAGTCCACTTATCTCCAGTGGCGCTATAAACTAATCTAGCATTTGCTCCACCAACTATAAATCCTGCACCGTCTGCATTGATAGGACTTTCTACGTCTTTTGCAACCGTAAATGTTAGGTCATGGACCATAACATCAGTTGAATTAATTGTTGTTGTAATGCCGTTTACAACTAAATTGCCTTGAATTATAAGGTCACTTGATACGGTTACGCTGTTTGTTTCGGCTGTTGTATTAATTGTTTCTGTATTAACTATTGGTGCATTAATATAATTTGAATATACTTTATTATATCTATAAGCACTAGATCCTAAATTTGCACCGCCAGTTACTCTTGGAGCAAGCATTGCTTTGGTATCGGCTCCTAGTCCAGCGGCAACCTGTCCGGATACTAACGAAACTTCAGCTAATTCTGACGGAACGCTTGTGTCGTTAACTCTAAAAACTAATTCACCGTAACTAGTTGCTGAGATTACTGGTAATGTAACATCAGCATCATAATATAATTTTAAAGTGTTGCTGCCAAGTGTAATACCGGCATCACTAACTTCTAATGAATTTAATGTTCCAACGCTGGTTAAAAATGAAGTTACTACGTTTGATGCTAATGTATCACCGGTTAACGTGCTTGCCGCAGATGTTATTGTAATATCAGATGTACCGTTAAAATTAACGCCGTTAATTTTTCTTGTTGTTTCTAATTGTGTGGCTGAAAATGCATTTCCAGACAACGATGCACCAATAAATTCATTAGCAATTACTCTATTAAATGAGCTTGATCCGGTAGCAACACTAACATTACCTACCACATTTCCTATTAAATTAGCTGTGATTGTTCCTGCTGAGAAGTTTCCAGAACTATCTCTAGCAACAACTTTTCCAATATCATTAGTTGACGATGCATCAACGGCCCATGTTCTTGTTACGCTACCATCAAAATCGGCACCTGTAAGATATGTACCTTTAATTAATTTGTTAGTGGTTGCAGATTTAATTGTTACATCAGATCCGCCATCAAATACTACACCATTAATTGTTCTTGATGTTTGCAACCTAGAAGCAGTTGTTGAATTTCCTTCAACATTTCCTTTAATAACTACTAGAGAAGAAATGTTTAATCCTGGAACTATAGTTGAAAATCCAGAAATAGAATCTGACGAACGAATAGTAAAAAATGTCTTTGATACAATACCTTGAACAATGTTGTTTACTTTCATTAAAATTACAGCATGGGCCAAATTACTTGTATCATATAAGGTTGTAGATTCCATTTTGGTGCCAGGGAATCCGTCAACAGCTTCTGGGCCAACTAATTTCCATTCTGCTCCGTCATACACAAAAAGTTGATTTGTGTCTGGATTGAACCAAAAAGAACCTGTTCCTGTTGGAGGTTCTGATGTGCTTACATCAGCGGCTGAAGCCGACTTCCACGATGCACCATCATAAATGTTTAAAGTGCTGGTTGTACTATTGTACCATAATTGCCCGCTAAGAGGTCTAATTGGTGCAGCACCATTTGCAAAATTTTCTAATAAAAATAGAAAGTTTTCATTTTGAACTTCACCGTAGCCGGAGTAATTTCTACCTAGTAAACCTAAACTAGTTGTTGTATCTAATGTGCCGTCTTCTAAGACAACTAATTGTGTACCGTTGTATCGGTTTATAACGTATGGCATTTAATTTCGCTCCTTATTCATTATGATACAAACGTCCAGTTGCCAGCAACTAGCTGGAATGTTTTTACAATTCTAAATACCGACACTACAGGAGCAGGAACCGTTGCTGTTGAAAAAGAAACGCCTGTAACTCCAAACGCTGTTCCGCCTGGAACTAAAGAACTTGGAGCATCTGGTGTAATAAATTCAGTTGTTGGAAGTGAATTTAAGTATGTATTAATGTTTAAACTTGATGAACCGTTTGATAACGATGTACATAAAATTCGTGCTACCGTGCCGTCTCTAAAATCTGCCGGTGGCGCAACTAACGTTAAGTATGCTGCAATACCAGAATTAGAAATAGCATCTGAAATATCCATGCTAAAAACTAAACTTCTTGTTTCTATTGTATTATCAACATATTCTTTTGTTGCTGCATCTTGTTGATCGATAGGATCGTTCAATCCTGTAATTCTAGGATAGTTAATTAAACTAACATTTCCTGTTCCGTCTGGGGCTAATTCAAGATCCTGATTAGTCTGAACGGTTGCAATTCTATTATCTTCAAGGCGTAGGTAAGGTGTTGGAGGATTACCTGAACCAGGCGGAAGTTCTGGACCAACCGTTAATAAAGTTTGTGTACCAAAAGATGTAACACCAGGGATACTAGTAATTCCAGGACCTAATGATGTTGCTGTAATAACTTCAACACCGTTAATCTTAAATGCTTTTCCTGTGGCTAAATTTATATGTTCGGTACTATTCCATGCTGTGCTTGCCTGTGTCCATAAAAATTCATGATCGCTAGCGCCTTTTAAAATAATACCGCCGCCATCTGCATAAGCGTCTGTTGGAGTATCTGTTTTTGCTAATTCAATATTTTTATCTTCAACATTAATTGTTGAAGTATTAATTGTTGTAGTATCGCCTTGAATTGTAAAATCGCCAGCAACTACTAAATTTCCACCAATGAATGTTTCACTGCCGGGATTATCTTTATAAATGTTTAGTGTTTGATTAATTGTGTCTACAGATAAAACACTATCAACCGCAGCACCTCGTTTTACTTTTACAGAAATGTTTTTATTTTCTGCATCGTTACGAAACTCAACATCACCATCTACAACAACAAATTGTCCTTGCTGTGCATCACCAACTAACAAACCTCTATTTGAGGTAATTGTTAATTGTCCGTCAATAATGTTATCAGTATCTTGTCTTAAATATTTCGAAGCTGGTTGGTTTCCAAGTTTATCGGCGTTACTAGATGTAACATTAAATTTTAAATTTGTTAATGTACCAGCATTAAATCCTGGACCAATGTCTCCGGAAAACCCCGGAATAGCAATTTTAGGAGTAAAACTATCTTTTGAAAATATTCCTAACAACACACCGTTGGTGTATAGATATGTTATAACACGAGTTTGATTTAATGAATCAAGTATACTTGCTACTTTAAGTCCGCTAAGACCTTGACTTTGAGAGTATGACGGTCCTAACAATATTGTATTTGTTCCATCATAGAAAAATAATTGTTTGTCAGTGTCATTAAACCATAAATCGCCTGTACCTAATGTTGAAGGTTGTGTGTTTGATATTGTTGCCGAACTTACTGGTTGAAATTGAGTCCCGTTGTAAACTTTTAATTTTAATTCGCTTACATCAAACCATATTTGTCCTCGGATAGGTCTTTCTGGTTCACCTGTATCAGCAAAATTTTCTAGCATCTTAACAAAGTTTTCGTTTAATGCTTCGCCAAATCCGCTGTAGTTTTTTCCAATTAATGTAATATCAGAAGATAGTTGATCGACTTGACCGTCGGCAACCGTTGCTAAAATACTTCCATCAGTTTTGTTTATTGTGTATGACATGTCTTATTTCCAATATTAGAATGCTGGTGGACCAGATCTTATGATATAGTTAATAGTCAAGAACGGATTCATAATACTAAACGGGGTTGCTAAAGTAGCACTTGTTTTGATACCTCCGGATGTATTAAGATACTGAGCTTGACCAGCTGCTGTTGGTCCTAGTCCTGAACCAGGAGAAGTTCCCGGAACGACCGCCGAATCAACTCTAACAACAGCAAATTGTCTATCAACTCCAGGCGGTTTTAAATTATGTTCATGTTCAGGCAGATTTCTAACTTCTAATACGCTTTCAGCATCTCCTGCACCGGCACCTAATGTATCTGCTTCTGTACCTGCAACACGATCAATGTTGCCGCCACCTGCGTCAATGAAGCCGCCGTTTTCTTCAGGAACGGTGCCATAATTATCCATATTATCTCGACCTAGGGGGAATCTACCACGTAGATCCGGCAATACAAAAGTGTTTACACCCCTAGTTGGCAAACCATATGTGTTACCAATAGCATCGTATAGTTTACTATATTTTGATTTTTCAACCTCTGATCCGTCACATAATAAAAATCCGTCTGGAATATCGATGCCTGCGTACGGTAAAATTCCGCCAATTGGAATTCCAAGGTCACCAACAAATACATCCCTTGATTCTTTTATTAGACCTGTACCAGATCTAAAAACTAAAACCAAATCGTCTGATTTTGATACATTTGGAAAAGGAAATTCTTTTCCTTCAATAATGTTTGAAGTTAATGTTGTTGTAAACTCTTTAATACTTCCGCCAACAGAACCGTCAAAATTAATAACCTGAGATGTTACGTCGCCTTTAATTTGAAAACTAGTAACCGTTCTTAAATTAGTGGCTGTTCTAGCATTACCTGCAACGTCACCGTCTAACACACCCTTTAAGAAATCTGCTTTGATAGTTTTAGCGTAAACCGTATCCCAACGTTTTCCGCCGGTTGTAGGATCTGCACCTAAACTATATGTTTCAGTTGTCTTTGGAAGAAGATTTTTAATAGTAGTTGTTCCGCCAACTTCTAATTCTGTTCCAACAATTAAATTTTTTGTAACTGCGGCTCCGCCTGCTGTTCTCAAAGATCCGTTATTAAAATTTGTACTTGGATCTGTGCTTGTGATAATAACATCACCGCTAACACCAATATCGCCACCTACGTCAAGTTCACGCTGAGGAGTTTCAATATTAATACCAATCTTATTATCAATAACTCTTAAAATTGTTGATTGACTACCGTTTCTATTAACTTGTAAATCAATACTACTTCCAGGATTGGCATTATAAATTTTTGCCGATGTTGCAGAAGATGAAATTCTAAATCCGCTGTCAACTCCTAATGTAATACCGCTATTACTTTTAACGTTAATTCCATATTCAGTTGTATTAGTAATATCAGATCTTAAAAACTTTGAAGCAACAACTTCTACATCATTAACAATCAATGCATCTGCTGCTTGAGCAGTTCCGTACAATTTTGGAGCATAATTACCGTCGCCCGATGCAACGGTTGTTAAATTAATTCCTGATTTAATATCGATAAAACCAGGAATACTAATTTTAGGAGTAAAACTATCTTCGCTAATAATAGCAATTGGCGTTTCATCTACTAAAAATTTAATAATTTTACGAGCTGTGTTGTCCGAGTCGTCAATAATGTCAACAATTGGTCCAGTTCTTAAACCGCTAGTTGTACTGAATTGAGGACCAACCAACACCCATGTTTCACCTGACCAAACATATAATTGTTGTTTAACGGTGTCGACCCAGATCTCTCCAACCTTGTCTGCACTAACAGATGGTTGTGTTGGGCTTTTCTGAATACTGCCTGCTGCTTTCCAACTGGTGTTGTCAAAGATCATCAGTGTACCAGTTTCACTTTCATACCACAATTGCCCTTCAACTGGATTAACTGGTTCGGTGGGGCTAGCAAAATTTTCTAATAGGTGGAGAAAATTTTCTGCAATAATCTGGCCGTAGCCTGTAACATTTCGTCCGGGAAATGTTAATGTTGTATCGGTACTTGAAGTATTGTCATATACCGTAATTGGCGATTTTGTATTTTTATCTGTGTAATTTACGCTATACGGCATGATTAAACCTCATTATATCCAGTTAAACTTTGAACTCGAATTGTATAATCAACTTGCAATAATCTATTCAATGATTTTTGCACTGGGTGGAAAATTACATGAGTTAATAGTTTTCCGTTACCGTTTGGATCATAACTTTTTAGCCCAAGCTCGTCAAACACAAAATTTCCGCTCATATCTTGACTATTATCAAATGCTTCTTGACCGTCGGGCTCTCCGTAATCAAGTAAACAACTAACAACAATATCTGAATATGTTGCTCCGCTTACATGTCGAATTTCCATTTTATTTCGAACAGGGTCGGTGTTTTCAGAAGCGTTTTGGTCAACAATTTTCTGATAAGTTTGATTATACAAGCTAGAATTAACACCAACGGTATTTGGGGTCAAATACGAAATAAGCCCTGTAGGATCAACAATTGTTCCTCCTGTTCCAAAAGCCATTTGATATATTGTTCCTAGCCCTTGATTTGAAAGGCTGTTTACCATTGCTACTGACATATTTTCATAGTGAATGGCGTTTCTCTTATCCACAAAAACCTCTTTGGTCTGCGGATCAAATATTTTAATATGACCTTCGAAGTGAAACCCGCCCGTTTCGTTGGGTTTTTGTTCGGTTACCTTGCTATTTGTGTTTTGATCTTGTGGCATTTTAGACTCTTTTATCTCCATATGTTATTTATTATGGCAATTCCGTTGGCTTTTGATCAATGAAACGAGCAATAGCTGTATTGTTATCAAGCAGCGTAATACCTCTACTTGCTGTAGTTTCAGCTCTCTCGTACCATAATCTACCAACTTTTCTAATTATTAAAATTCGTGTACCTTCAGTTGCTGGCTTAGTTAATCTTATATAAGGTGTTGCTCCGTCTACAGAAAATTCTGCTTCTAAAATTTCATCTGCCGATGGACTTACTGATCCTAAAGATTCGTTATAAACAGATAACTGATCTTTTCTTAATCTTTTGCCTGCAACAAATATTTCTACTTGATCGCAGGCTCCAAAATCTTCTGGAATTGTTTTTCTGGTAAAGCTAGATCTTGTTGATTTTGTTGGAACAAAAGATAATGGTCCAATCAACAATGTACTTCCGTCGCTAACAAACTCTTCTTTTTCTTGAGAATCAATATAAGGAATAATGTCATCAACACCTGCACTGATTACTGGGGTTCCTGCAGGATAAGTTTGACCGATTGAAGATCCTAACGTTCCTCTTCTTAATTGTCCTAACACGTTTCCGGATTTAGTTAAGAACTCGATGCGTTCTTTGTTGATTGTTACCACTCCAGGAATATTTTTAGACATATTAGGTTCGTCAAGAGCCGAAGCATCATTAACTTCAATAGTAGTATCGTAATAATTTAATTCTTTTGATAACTGAACATCATTAATAGCATAACGCTTATAATGAGTTACGTTAAACATGTCTTTATACATTTCAAAAGCTCTTGGAGTTTTATAAACATTATTACCAAATTCCATAATTTCAATTTTGTCAGTTAACAAAGAAGGAATATTCAGATATACAACATTCCTTGGTGTTGAAACAACAAATTCTTTTCCTTGAACTAGTCTCTCGCCATTCTTATAAACCCATACATAATGAGAATCTAATGGGGCTCTATTCAATTGATATTGAACTTTTCCTCCTGAATGAACGTCAGAAACAATGTCAAACGTTGGATATTCGCTAAACCAAGTTACTTCTATTTGATCTTCGTCTACTAAGGTTACTAAATCAGAAATTTGTAAAATGTTATCTGTAACAGAATATTCTGCATTATTAATAATTTCTATTCTAATAACATCTTGCAATTCTAGATATTCTGTATTAACAACCACGGTTCCGGTAGTGCCGTCATAGATATATGCCGTAACAAATGGCTGTAATATATTATTAATATAAACTCTAACATCAACTGATGTTACCACAGATGTTGGATCTACACCTACTTCAACTTCGTTATTTGATCCGTCGTATATTCTATAATAAGTATCTGGGCCTTTTAATTTTTTATTGTTTAACAAAACAACCATAGACGCAATTGCTGAACTTCTAGATGGATCTACAAATTTGTCTAGCATAAAAGATCGTGTTGATCCCTCATATGTTAAAATTTGTTTATTAACACGAATTACAGACAATCCAGAACTATCAACATTTGATGTTGAACCCAAACAAATGATTTTAATAATTGAATTTGCATCTGGTGTTAATCCAAATTCTACCATTGTTTTTCCAGGTTCAATAGTTGTTCCTGTATCTTCAGCAACAATAGTACTATTAGTAAATCCTGTGTCGACTTGATGACCGTCAACGGTTACTAAAATATTTTGTGTTAAAGAATAATCTGCTTTTGTTAAGAACAATCTTGTATTGCCATCTGCAACAAACTCTTGGAAATCTAATAATGCAATACCCCCACGACCAATTGCAATGATCTCAATTGTAGAGCCTAGCGCAGGTGGAGTATTAAACACAATTTCGTTGGTTGTAAAATCTATGCTATAACTGGTTGTGCTATCTCCAAATGAAACATAGGAAATTTTATCTACATAGACCAATATTGATGCTTCTTCTATTATAGTTAAATCAATGGCATATCGAGAAGTAATTCCATCTGAAATAACAACTTTATTTTGAATAGTTGCAGCACCACTGATTGTAGTTTGGAACACCTTAATAGAAACACTATCAAGTATTTGTCCCGGTACATTTTCTTCAGGAGCAGGTGTATGATCTGGCGTATTAAATGCGCCACCGCTAATTACAATTTCTTCTGCTGTCATTCCTGTAGCAGTTGAATATGCACCGCTCATTGATGCTAATGTTCCGCCACTAATCTTAGAATCGAGAAGGTTTGTATCTGTAATATTAACAGATCCGTCGCTTTCTGCAGGACGGAAAATTAATACATCGCCTGCATATGTTTGGAAATAATTTTCAATAGAAACAATTTTTGTAGAACCATCTCCAACAAACGTTGGCATAAGAGCATTAGAATTTGTTACTAATGCCGAGTCGCCGGCATGATCAAAGTGTGGATCGTCAATTCTAATCGGTTTAGATGTTCCTGCTCTTTGTAGATAAATTGTAATTATTTGATTTTCTACAGGAGCTTCTGGTAGTTCAATCCCAGAGGTACTACCGTCAACAATTACATAATAATCGTCGTTAGAGTCAACGCTGTCCCAGCTATCAGTAAACCACGGAAGAGCGTCCCATCCGCCAGTTACATCAAATGTTGTTCCTTGAACTTGAACTCCGCCAAAATCAATACCGGTCATTAATTGTCCAACTTCATTTCCAATCATTCCGCTAGTTGGTGAATAATACTTGTTAATTCTGTTAACAGCATCTAACAATTCATCATTCTTTTCATATGTTATTGTAATAACATCATCTTTAGCTGGCGGGTCAACAAAAATCAATCTACCTTTTAGGATCTTATAATCATCGGTAGATGTTTTGAACAATGATAAACTATATTCATTATTCAATATTAATTGTTTGTTTTTAACAATAGTAATTTTCGATTTATCTCTTGTTGGCGCAAATGCTAAATCAAAAACCGCAGTACGTCCTGATGCAGTAAATGTTTGAGAATGCGTAAATGCGTTATAAATGCCTTCTTTAGAAATTCTGTCAAACTTAATTCCAAGATTAAATGTTCTTGCTTTTGTTTGACCTAAAATTGCAATTGCTTTTGCTTTTAATAAAGACGAACCGTTGCCACCAACTAACGTAATTGTTGGTGTTTCAGTATACCCTTCTCCAATATCAACCATTGTGATACCAGAAACTTTACCATTTGAAATATATGCTTTAGCTTTTGCTCCTGTTCCGTTGCCCTCAATAAGAACGGTAGGAACAGATGTATAATCTGCACCTGCATATGAAACTTCAATAGATACTACTGAGAATCCTTTGTTGTCATACCACCACTTCCATGGATACTGATCAAATAAATTGTATCCATTATTCACTGGAACAATTTTATTATCGCGTGTGGAATATACGGGAGGTAAATCAAAATCTAAAATATCTGTATTTGTTGATTCTTGATTTACATAACGACTTGTATATTCTCTAATAGAAGTTTTGTATGGTTTAATTTCTTCAAGATATTTTTGATACGCAGGAAGGTTATCGTTCTTGTAAGAAACTTTATGTTCTAACGATCCAACATTATGTAATGCATTAATAAAACTTGTTTTAAATGCCCAGAAAATTGGCTGATTTTCTGAGAAAGCATATCTTACACAAGTGAAGAATAATTTATTCCACTCAACTTTAAGATCTCCAACAAATAAATCAGTTTTAATAGAATTTAAAATAATCCTTAATTCTCTTGAAGGTTCTAAGTCATATAATGCTGTATCATAATATCCAACATTATCAAAACCAATAGCGGTTGTTTTAGTATTATAAAGAGAATCTTTAAATTCAATTGTTCCGTTTTGTCTAGCAACTAACAGATATTTTCCTAAAATTTCACCAGAGCCGTCTGCTGTTCTTTCAAGTACTGCCCATCCGCCGTTAGCATATTCTTTAACTCTAATTAAATCTCCTGGCTCAGTATATATTGTTGGTTCTAAATACAAACTTGGAACTTCATATAATATTCTAGTTGAGGTTGAGTATCCTGGTTTCCACCAATCGATATATGACCAATAGTTTCTTACATCATAACCTTGAGACTTACTCTTATAGAAAATTCTTCTTTGTTGATCCCAAGAATAGATACTCCAGAAATTATTAATTGTTTCATCAGTTCTAACTAATACTGAATACTCTCGAATTTTAACGGTGGCGGTTGTATATTTTCTTCCGGTTGTTTGAATTTTAACACTACTTACTCTACCTTGATTATCAATTGTAATATAAGCCCTGGCTCCTGTTCCGTCACCTTGTATTTCAATGTACGGAGCATTTTTATAACCAAATCCAGAATCTACAATATCAATTGTATCAACTTCGCCGTTAACAATATTTGCTTGTAATACTGCTTGGCGAACACGAATTGCACCAATTTGTTCTAAGTCAGTTATTGTATCTACTGCTACATCATATTCGTTTAATTTTTCATCTGGTTCTAAATCTGTTGAATTTAAATTATCAAAATTTAAAATTTCAGAATATGGATTTGTTAGTAATAATGAATTAATATTAGTAATAACAATTTTTAAAATTTCAGAACGATTTACAAACATACTCTGACGAGGTCTGAATGATAATCCGTATTTTTCTTTAGTAGAAAGTTTAGGATCAGGCACGGTATTACCTGCTTGATCAAATCCAACTAAACTATCGATCCATTTAGTCTCTAAAGTTTCTGGAGGAAGGTTGTCTGCAACGCCTTCAGCTAATAATACATATTCTCTATGCACAGGATTAACTGAAGATTCATTTGTGTAGAATTCAATGTTTAATAATGCTCTTCCAGAAGTTACAAATTTATTAAAATTGTATGCTAAAATTTTATCACTATCTAACAATGCTAATATTGGATATCCGCTTGAAATTGGCGTCTCAATCAACGCTGCAACTTCTCCTGCTGACAATTTTCTATTAACTTTTTGTGGGACAACGGTGCTGCCCTTAACCCAATAATAATATTTTATTTCTGTTACCTGTTGTGTAATTTCATTATAAAATTGTTTTACAGAATATACATCATCATTAGGATATAATGGCTGTCCAGAGATTCCTTCAGTTAATCCTGCAGTGGTGTCAGCAAGGGCACTCCATTCGCTAGGTAATAGAGTAGTTTCAACCCATTCATAAACATCAATAGTAGATCCTTTAGCTAATTGTCCCCAATTACCGTTTCTATAAGCAATATCGCCTTGCTCATAGTACAACCACTTAGCTGTGTTTAAATTCCACCATAGTTTTCCAACGTTCTTTGTAAACCAAGCTGCGTCAGGATCTACTACGGTTTCTTCTGTTCCGTTGGTATAAATTGCTGGATCGTACGGTGTTTTAAAATTAAGTTCCTGTTCTGCAAGTCCTAATATTTTTAATTTAATTGGATCAATAAAATCAATGTCGCTTATCTTAACATTTTTATCTGCATCAATTAAAGAAATATTTTTAATTTTAGAAATATCAATTAATTGTTCTTGAACGGCTAATGTTTTTAAAGATTTAACAGAAGTATCTTTTCTAAATGTTCTAACTAAACCGTCACCGTTATTGTAGTTAGGAGAACCAACTACAATAACATCGGATGTTGCATCAATGGCATAACCAAAAGATTCATTATTGGTTACGTCTGCTTCTAATTTTTCTGTTAAGAAATATTTTCCACTAACTCTTTCAAAAGAATATACCTGTCCCGAATAACCGTTAAATGTTGAAAATATTGTTGAATTTTTATCAAATGTAGTTCCTGTTTCAAAATATGCATAAGATTTGTATGGAGCATTTTTTGCGCCAACAACTATTCTTTCTGTTCCAGAACTAATAGATACATCAGAACCAAACAACAAATTATTATATTCTTCAAAACTTTCTAATTTTTGTTTTAATCTCCATTCTGGATTTGTTAAACTAGTTGCAGAGAAATAATATACTGCACCTTGATTTTGTAAATTAATATCTGCCTGAGGAGCACTAATAACAATGTGTTGACCTGTTGCATCAACATCAACAGAGAATCCAAATTTATCACCAACGGTGATAGATTCGTTATTGCCAGTATCATCAAATAATCCAATTGATCCAGCAGTTATTGTTTGTTTTAGTTTGTAAACACTATTACTATCTCTTTGGTAGATATAAACTTTACCTGTTGAATACGGAATAGTGCTGTCGCCCACGTTAGTCCATGGCAATCCATCGTCTGGGTATTCTCCAAAACTTCTATAGGTTGCTGAATCTACAGGATCTTCAGGACGAACATTTGTTAGTCTATGATAGTAACCTTGATATTTTACAACATCTCCTGCAATATATTCTTGGGTGGCTGACCAGATTCCTTTATAATTTGCAAAGTAAATACCATCACTATCAGCAACACCGACAACTAATATAGATCCATCTTTATTCATTGCCATTGCAGAACCAAACATATCACCTTGTTTTGTAAGTTCTGCTAGATCACTTTCACTTAATAATCCAGACGAAATTGTTGATCCGTCATCTTCAATAGAAACGTTTGTTGGTAAAGATGATTGACTAGATATGTCATCAATTTTTATCCAGTCGGGTGAACTGATACTAATGGTACTACCGTCACCGTTGGTATCCTCAACCGCTTTCCAGTAGGAATTATTCCACCATACAATTGATCCTTTTGGATATTGTCTAGCAGGATCTGAAACATATACTCCAATATAATTGTTATTTTCGTGTTGTTCCCAGGCCAAAGTTTCACTATTATACCTGTAAAGATAAATTCTACCCCTGCTATCTAACGAACCAGGAGCTGAAACAGCCATCCAATAATCTGAACCAGATTTTGAAATAGAAATATTAGATCCAAAATTTTCATCAAACGCAGGTCTTGGACTTACTAGTGTAGTTGTTAATGACCAGTTTTGATTATTCCAAACATAAATCGAAACAGCTCCTTGATTTCTAAATCCTTCGCCACGGCCAAAATTTGGATCATAAGTTAATAAAGATGTAGGCTCCCAATCATTACTTTGAATATCAATTGTACTGCCGTCTCCTACTACTGCTGTTGTAGCCTTCCACAATTTTCCAGCATATTCAACAACATCACCTATTTCATAATTTGCTGTAGGATCAAAAACACCAATATATGCTGAAGGCACGCCCGATGCTCTAGGACATCCAACTGCTAAGAAATGTCCGTCAGGACTTACTGCAAGTTCTTCTCCAAAAGAATTAGAAAGCAACAAATATAGTTCAGGCTCAGGGGCAAATGTCTGTTTAATTTTTAAACCTGTAGGTCCCTCAACATAAACAAGAACCATTGAATTTGAAGGCATGCTTGTAATAGTTTGTTGTAATCTTTCAACATAACAAACTGCATGTCCTGTTCCTTCGGGCACGGTAGTTCCATAATCAGTTAAGGATTTATAGCTAAAGACTTTATTTTTTTGTACAACTTCCCATAGTCCGTTATCATTAGAATCAAACCACAATTTTGAATTGTTAGGCAATAATGCAACATATTCTTGATCTATATCCGATCCAGAAGAAAATCTAACATTGTCTAATCCGTAAACACGAATTAATGTACTTGTATCAACTAATGGATCTTTAGCATCAGATGCGCAGGCAATGATAACAGAAGTAAGAGTTACTTCATTAATTTTATAAAAGCCGGTTAGGTTAGGAACATCGTTAATGCCAATGTAATCGTCAACAATAAAAGCGTGTCTACGATTAAATGTAATTTCAATTGTTGTACCTGTTTTAATTGCTGAAATTAAAGTTAATAATGGCTTTCTAGTAAATCTTAAAACCGTCCATGCTGAATTATCGAATGTAATCCAAAAATGGTCGCCGTCTTTTACTTGTGTAATATCTAATGTTTCTAAATCTGATCTATTCTTAATAACAAAATCAACTTGGTCAAGTTTTACGTAACCCGCAGACTGAAATTGATCAAAATCTGTTTTAGGAATAATCGAAGTTGTAAAAGGCGACGGAGCATTTGTAAAGTCCGATGCAGGGATTCTTAGATATTGATCAAGTATTACTCCTGTATAAGCCGATGACACAAATATCATTGGCTGAGGATTTACTTGTAAGGAGTCTTTATTAAATGCAAATTCAACTTCATTTAACTCGTCTACTCCGCCTAAGGTACCAACATTAAACGCCCATTCTTCGTTTAAAACAATACTATCTTCTGTTGTTTTGCTTAGTTTATCAAATATTTTAACAGCGGCATTTAATGTACCTTTTTCTCTAATAAAACCTTGATATAACTGAAATTGTGTTACGTCATCTTCTGCAAGATTTTGTAAGTATTCTCTAGTTTGATAACCGATGGCGTGTCGACCAAGATCTCGTTGGCTTGACCCAAGACCATCTGCATCAAGATTATAATAATCTTCAAATTGATTAATTCTATAATCAAAGTTTGGAACTAATCTCTTGTTCGGTGTTGAATCAAGTTTAGTCCAGAATGCATTTACAAATTGATCGGTAGATGTGTGATTAGATTTTGTTACCCAGTTATAACTTTTGTAATTAACTATATCACCCAATCTGTAATCAGTATAAGGTTGCCATGCTATAATATTAACATTATCAAATAAGAATCCGGGACTTGTATAATCACCGTCCCAGTCAACGGTTCTAAAACCTCTTGCCTTAACTCTTTCTTGACGATAGCCTGTTGTTTTATCATAGATAACATCATTGAAAACGGTTCGGTCATCGAAAATAGCAACGTGTTCTTTTAACACTAAGTGAGCTTTAAAGAAATAAATTCCTTCTGCTGTGTTTGTAGTTTCAATAGTTATATTTTGAAAATCTCTTTTTATGTTTAAGAAATTAGGAGTCAATGGCTGACCGTCACCTCTAAACACTTGATATTCATAAAAGCTATCTAATAGATTATCAGGAACACCAATTGGATAAGATACATCCATTTTTTCAGCAGCAGGACTTAAAGTTAATAAAGATCCAGGAGCCCAATTATGCTGTGTCCAGTACATAAATTCTTTAGCACTAGTGAACCAATCTTGAGTTACCTTGCTGTCTGTATCGTATCTATCAAATTTAAATCCTTTAGAAATTAGATATTGTTCATAACCTAATAAGAAATCAACTACTCCTTGGATTGTGCCGATGGTAGTTCCATAACTTATTTTTTGTTCTCTTATGGTGTTAAATGTTCTTCTCTTAAATGCTTGAACGTCGTCTTTCTTAGGAAGGTCTGGAAGTTTTTTCCACAGGGTTAAATCAAATGTGGATCCGCTTTGATGGCTTTTAACACTTCTATAATATTCATTATTATATCTTGCTACTACACCATTTCCATAAAATTTATCTTCTGTCCAATTAACAAAATTTTCAGAAACTCCGCCAACTGAAATAAGAGGATCTATTTGACTAATCACCGGAGCAAAATATGTAAAATGCGGATCTAAAAAGTCATAGCCGCTAATTTTCCAACCGTTGGTCATTTTTTCAACAATGACCGCGCTATAAATTATACTTGCAATTGGAGCACTAACATTATAATAAATTTCCTGATTTTCTACCGGAACAAAAATATTTGCCGAAGTAGAATTAGGATTTTTTGAATCTAAAATAAATCGTTGTTGTGTTTGATCAACAAATCCAGATAATCTATGTGTTAGGTAAACATCGATTTCATCTAATTTTTCCTGCAACACATTTTCATTAATATTATGGCTCTTTAAATAATCTACAATATAAGAAACTAATCCGCTGGTTAAATATCCGCCAGAACTTGATCCAACTAAATCTTCAACTTTAACAAAGATACCTGTATCGGTATGTACTAATTGATTTAATTTGTTTCTTACAATTTTTGAATTGTCAAAATTTTTGCCTACAAATTCAAAAGGTCTTAACAATGCCATTCCAATAATTGTTGCAAATGGATATTCACTACTGCTATACCATGCATGTTCTGCAGGGGAAATATCGCCAAAGTTAAAATCCCCTTGATTATTAATCAAAGAAAAATTTTGTGCTAGATTTGAATCTAGAGGGCTTAATAGTTTACCATCTCCATCTACAGGAATGTGTGTTAACAAAGTAGATCTTACATATCGTTTATGAACACCTGCTCTTGGACCTTGTCTAATTAGGCCGGCAGCCAGGTCTTCCCATAAAAGTAAATTGTTTCTAGTGTATGGTGCAGGTCCGTATTCACTTTCCCACCATGTCGGTTTAATAGAAAATCCTAACATTTCCCATGGGCAGCGATGTGGACGATCTGTATCGTAAAAATACTTGTAGACTCCTCTCCACCAACCTGGTAAATTTTCTAATCCGGCTGGGTCAGACATATTAGAATATGTATAAGTGAAAGAATTTTCGCTGTCAAAATAGCTATTACTTACATAATCGATATTTGTATCTGCAATCCATTTTAAAAATTCTTGTGTGTTTATTTGTATAATTTGATTGTATTCAAATATTCCAGTCTTATAATATCCGCCAGCGGTTGCATCAATATCAAATATATTTTCATCATATTCTTTTTTGATGTTATTAAAAATTCTTAATTCTAATTCAAGAAGCGCATCGTCTCGATAGTCATTAAATGCTGTTGTAAGGCTACCGTCGTGTCCTTGAATCATATATTTTGGTTCAACAAAGGTGTCATCTAAGAATTTTTCAGGTACAAACTTTTTAAACAATCCAATCTTTGTCGGTGTTTGAGGGATATGATTAAATCCTGAAGAAACATATTCTCTAATTTCAAGTATGTCTCCAACATTAAGTGTTTTTAAAATATTAACAAAAGAAAAGTCACTATTAAATTCGTAATCAAATCCATTAATTAATTGTTGATTATTAATGTATAGGTAGACAGCTCGATTACTTAAAGTTTTTAAATCAAATTTATCTGAAATAACAAATGTGTTAATATCTGGATCTTCAACTTCGTAAATTAAATTTGTATATGCTCCGCTACCGATCATATCAGAATTTACAAACGGGCTTGAAGGATTTTTACCTCTTGTTAATTCATTAATAATATTGTCAACTAGCTTTGGAATATCTCCATCAAAATCTAATTCTCCAGAAATTTTAATAAAATTATGTTTAAAATCAGTATAAGACTTTTTAGCATATCGGAGAGCTTTAATTAAATTAACCTGCTTATCAACTAGCAATGTTAATGCAACAGGTGCCACACTTTCATGTTTTAAAAATCTCTTAGTATATGCCTGGAATCCATGAATGTCTCTTAAAGAATTATTTCCTACAACAAGTCCAGAGAATCCATTGTAAAATTCTAATCCAGACGAAATATGATCAACTGCTTGTCCAAACGTAAAATCTGTTAGTTCGTTGTTTAACGGATTTTTTTCCAAACCTACAGGAATTTCATAATATCCTTCTTCTGGAATTAAATTACAAAATATTTTTATTACAAGAACATCTTTTACAGCAAACGGTGTAGCAAAAATAAAATTTCCACCTTGTCTTGTATATGATTCTGTATAACGCTCTCCGTTCTTATAAAAATAAATTTCGTCTTGATCAGTTACTTTAAACCAATCAACGGTATTAAAATAAACCGTGTCAGTTGCTGTGGTAATTACCTGCGAATCAATGATTGGTTGTAGATATTTTTGTTCAGTTTCAATCCAATGATTAACATATTCGTCTGTTAGGTTAAATTTACAGAAACCAGTATTAATATTTTTTGAATATGATTTTCTTAAAACTTCATAGGTAAAGGATTCTATATCCCATACAAATTCAAAACTTATATCTCCAACGTTGCTGATATTAAGATAGCTAATTGGAAATCCAAGTTCTAGGTCAACAACTCCTGTGCTTTCTTTGTATGCTAAAATTTTAGTACCGCGGAATGTTGAAACTGGATACGTATCTTTATCAGAAAAACTTACACCATTTTCATCAAATGCATCAAATAAAGGTGCTTGATTAACTTTAGTTTTTTCTTGGCTACTTAACCAAGCGGTTCCATCATAGTAGAACATTGTTCCTTTATTTTTCTTTCCACGGCGAACTAATAAGGTTTCTCCAATGATGGATTCAGTATCATCAACTTTTATTAAGGTGATTTGATTTTGACCGTTTTGAGTGAAGAATTTAACTTGATAAATTTTATTATTAGCTAAACTATCAGTGTCGGCCGTTACAAGAATTCTTGCTCCGTTAAACAACGGCTCACCGTCAATACTATAACCAGTACTTCCTTCAATTTTAGAAAATACGTCTGACGTAAATGTGTCAATGTAATCTACGGTTTCCTTAGCAAATACTCCGTGTTCGTATAATTTTAAATTTGGTAAAAATTCTATAATAGGACGTTTTGCTCTAGCTGCTTCGTCGTGGTAAAAATCTTCTCCTGATAATTTAAAAGAAAGTTCCAATACACTTCTATGAAACCAACGATTATATCGTGACCAAGGATTTAAATCTTTACTACTTTTAGCTATTGTGATATAATCTTTTGTTCCCGGATACGAGCTTGCATCATCAAAAGGTGCTGTGTCAAAACCTTCATTATCAAATAATACTTCTGGAACATCTGATGTTAATACAGGAACAACTAAATCATCAAAGTTGGTCAATGAGATTGCTTTACCAACACCTTCAACTAACCAATTTCCTTTTGAATATTTCTCTGGGGTAACAACACCGCCAAAATTAACAATCATACCATTGCTTAGTTCAATTCCGTTGCTACTTGTATATGTTGTCTTTCCAATAATATCATCGTTAATATTAATTTTTGAATTTTCTTCAATGTCGGAAATAATAAACTGACCAAATTTATTTGGATCAGTAATACTTTGATAATAAAGAATATCCGGCGCATCGTAAGGCACATCAAATGTTAGTGTTCCATTCTCAATGCCAAAATTTGTAATTCCTTTAGTGTAGTCAAGTGCTGCTGAATTTGCATTTACAATTTCAACAAATTCCCAGTCTTGAGATTCTGTTGTTATTGTGCTACCGTCGGCCGGAGATACTGGAACTTTTGCTTTCCATACAGAACCATTGAATACAACAATAGATCCTTGAGGATAGAATAAATCAGGATTAAATGTCAATGAACCAGTATCATATGATGTTCTAATAACAAATCCGTTACCCGGAACATTTACAATAAATTTGTATTTTTGTCCTCTATATAATGTTATTCTAGGATTGTTTGTATAGCCGTCTGGAGAAAAAATAAAAGAAGACGCTTCTCCGAGCTTAACTCTATATGTGCTTATTACAGAAGAACTTTGGCCTAAAATTCTAATTGGTGGAGGACCGCTTGGCATCCAAAAATATTCTCTATAATTAATAAACTTATCCCAGTCAACAGGAGGGTTCCAACTATAGTGCTGGTGTTGATCAATTAGATCATCTCTATCTTCATTATTTCCAAAATATTTTAAAATATTTTTAAAGTCAATGAAGTCATAAAAATTTTGTGTCTTACCATCTTTTTTAAGAACAACGCCAGGCTCCAACTGATATCTACTTCTAAGAGTAGCGTCGGTATCTAAATAAATGTCTGAGCCGTTGTATGTTTTACCGTATCTACGCCCAACATATCCTACGTTCTTCTCTAGTGTACCAGGTTGCAGTAACGGATCTAAAACGCCGGATAAAAATTTATCATTAGCATCTGTTTGAAATACCTTTGGTAATAAATCAGATGACTTTCTAATAGGTAATTGACTTTTTGGAAAAAACTTTGCCATTCTTAAGTACTCGTTGAAGTAATAATTGTTCCAGAAATTGCACCAATTTCTGCTGCATTAATAGATGTTACTATTTCTATATCATCTACGGTAGCACCGCTTACAAAAATTTCATCTGCTCTACTTTGAATTTCAAACAGACTACCAAACACCTGAGATTGTTGTCTTGGTACAATAACCATGTTAGTAATGTCAGGCGCTGTTGAATTAATCACATAGGTTATTAATTCTGAAAGATAAAATTTATCTCCAAAGTCCCAATTTGCCGAATCAAAAAATTCATTGATCGCTGCAATAATTCTAACCTTTAAATCGTTATCGTTGATTGTCTTTGATGAGTTTTTAACAATTTTAAATATTGCTTGTAATTTTTCATCTGCGGTTTTTCCGAATAACACTTTATATGAAACTGGATGATATACAATATCATCGCTTATAGATTTAATTGCACTCAAGTTTCCGCCAAATGCAATTCTTAAACTTTCTGTTGTTGGCGGTTCGGGCATTTTTGTTAACACACCTTGCAAGTAATTTCTAAAATCTGTGTCATAAGAACGTGTTAATAGATACACATCAATAATATTACTTACGCTTGGATCGATACGGCGGTCAACATTTGCATGGTGCAGATATTGGAATTTAATTCCAGCCCTACCAATGTTTGCTCTAAAATTACTTTGAAGAACAAATGTATTTGTTGTTCTATCAACCATTTTTACAACATCTTCAGCAATGTCATAAAAATATACAAGTTGGCCATCGGTATAATCTGTAACCTTGACGTCAATTTCTTTAGCCGCTAATACAATGTCATTGTTTGTATTATCGAAATATTGAAATATTTTTGCTCCGGTGTCGTCGACCGTTTCTTGGAAAAACAAAAATTTATTTGCTGAATCTTCTCCAACAATTCTAATAAACTCGTCTGGGTCATCAATAACTCCGTCGTCGTCAGAATCAGCAAACGCAATTTTAATTGCATCGGTGCTTTGATATCCATCTTCAAAACGAATACTATCACTAATTTCAAAAACAAGATCTTGTTTTAGATAATCTAAAAGACCGTTGTCGGTATTAATTCCTAATACCTTGATTTGATCTTTAACAACCTTGTTTGTTTTGCTATCGTAGATTTTTTGATTTGAATCAAAATAGAAACGATTTTTTCTAATACTAGCAAAAATATATTCCATGCTTCTAACGTGGACAACATACTTGTCTGGTTCTTTAACAAACGCTATGATCCATGAAGAATCAATTCCAGAGTTTGATGTGTCGCCTGCTTTACCAAGACTAAAACTATTGATTAAATCTAGATTTGCGGCTGTAATAATTTTCCAGGCGGCAGATTCAATATCGTATCGCAAACCAAAGTTTAAATTTGAAAATGCAAGGTTTGCCATTTCAGTTTCAAATGCATTAGGTAAATTTGAAACCCACTTTGGTACTATTTGAAAAGCTACCGAACCCGAAGGAATATTATCACTAAATGTAATTGGGCCTAGGCCTGTACTTAATACTCCACGGCCCGCATTTGTACCGTCACCAACAACTCTAACAACCTTAGACCAAATATATGATTTTTGTAAAGGATCTGTTAAATCTTGAGTAACAAGTTTTCCGTTTTTAAATGCTTTGCCGGCGGGCGGAACAAATTTAACTATTGAATCAGGTAAAAGATATTTCAAAGTATTATTTGTATAAACACCTGTTTTTAATAATGACGAGTCAACTCCACTAATAAAATATCCTGTTGAACTATTAGTTGATGTGGTTACTGAATTCCAAACCGATGTTGGATCCGTAAACAAAATTTTTGTATATTTTGTTATATAAAAATTAAAAACATCAGTGCTGTCAATTAATGGCTCAATAGTATTTCTAATAAAGTTATAAATTTCAATCTTATTTGTAAATTTAAACCCTAATGTTGTCTCAACTTCGTTTTTATAAATTAAACCGTCGTCAGCGAATACATCAATACTTGAATATTTTCCGCTGGCATCAATAATATCAAAATTTCTGCTAATACCGCTCGATGTTCTATTAATTGCTTTAACTTTAAGAATATCTTGACTGCTGGTTAAAGGCGCAAGATTATAATCTTCGCCTGTGATCATTCTGTTTTGTGTATAATAAGATGCTGGTGCATTTGCACGAATACTATCAATACTTTCACTTGGAGTTGAGGACGATACGGTATATTTTAAACTCATACTAATTGTTAATGTATGAGCTGATCCTAATTTATTAACATAAGGTATAGATATGCTGATTCCTCGCATGTCGCTAGGAGTTATAGAGTAACTCAAACCATTTGAAACACGATAATAAATTCTAAAATTACCTTGAGGTAAGTTTCCGTATACTCCGTCTGAGAATAATAAATCAACTTTGTCTTTGTCTTTAGTTACAACAGAATAAATGTTCTTGACCTGATTGACCAAACTATTATAAGCAATATTGTTTCCAATTAAATTTGGAACTTGCAACCATTCTGTTGTTTGTGCTCCAACAGAGTTTAAAGAATATAACCAAATATCGTTGTTATTAATTCCTTCGGCGTCAATAGAAACTTTTTCATTTGTCGTAGGAACTGCGATTGAGAAATCTGCTAATTCTAAACTACCTTGTTTAAACATTAAGAAGAAACCATTGTTTAAACTTGCTGGTCCTTTATTGTCATTTTTATATATAAATCCTAGTTGATTAGCAGGCGTAGGTGCTTCTTCATAAATTTCTTCTTTGCCTTTAAAGGTTGTGCTAACAAGCTCGAAAGACATTCTTCTTCCTGCAACATTTTTACTAAATGTGTATAATGGAATATCTCTGTTAGATGTTCTTAATCTATATTGTTCTGTTCTAATACCGTCAATAGTACCAGATCCTTGGCTTCGGCCAAACTCTGTATTGTCTGCCATAGCTGCATTAAGGACCAATAGGAATTGCTCGCTCCAATTTGAATTAGTAGGATCGTTCCAGATGATAATTTGTTTAGATAAATTTTTTCCGTTACTATCAACAATATCTTCAGTTGTTGATATGGTGTCAAATTTTAACAATCCCTTTGACGGAATATTTCTTTTAGGAGTATAACTCAACATCCTAGCAAGTTTTAAAACACTTTCTTTACGCTCTGCTAGTTCAATAAAATTTTCACGACTAGCTAAGTCAATACGGAAACTTAAACTCTGTCCTAAAAATGCAATGGCGTCAATTAAAGCTAAGTATTCGCTTGATTCAATATAATCATTAAAATCTTCAGGATAATTTTCGCGAATATATTCAATAATGACCCTGCGAAGATTTTCAAAGTCGTAGGATTTGAAGTCAGCATTTTTAAATGTCTGATAAATTCTAGTCCAGTCTTCGTTGAGAATTAAGTTATTTTGTCTTGATGTAGCTGTCATTTTATAGTCCTATTCAATATTTATCGCGGAAAATAAACTGGTCAGTTAACTGAGTAATTTAACTTGTCAAAGTCAAAAGTCATACGCTCGCTAACATTAAAAGGCAGATATACTAACTCTGCTTCTATTCGAATTCCTTGATCTGTGCTATCGACAATTACTGAATTAACAGCAATTCTAGGGTCGTAGTTAATAATTTCTTCAACGTCTTTAGCAATTAATTTTTTTACTTCTTCTGTAAATTGTTCAAATAATAAATCCCAAATGACCGTACCAAATTCTGGGTTTTCTAACTTTTCGCCCTTACGAATGTAAAAATGATTAATTAGATCTTGTTTAACAAGATCGATGTCATAGAGTTTATATCCTTTTTTTGTTTCTGCTGAACAAAAACCTTTATAGGTAAATTCTGTAATATTTTGATTTCCAACAGATGCTATATTACTTGCAACCGTTTTTTGATTATATAATTTTGCCATAATTAAGCATCCCTATCCGTGTTATCCGGAGTAACAAATTGTGGCGCTTGATTTTCATGCAAAGGCCACGGTTCGTGCATTGGTATACGTTTCATAATACTTTTAACAGGATCAGGTTTAATATATTTTGTTTTAGCCCAATCAAGTGTTCCGTCTGTTACTAAATTGTCATTTAAAGTTAACGGCAATGCTTTTGTAGCAGGTGTTGCAGCTGGACCGTTCATGTCAATAGCACTTGCAGTTTCAAAGTGGTGAGCACTTTTTATATTGCTGTTTCCTGCTGCTGTAATGTTTGCATCGCCGGTTGCATTTAAATGAATACTTCCTGCTGTTGTTAGATATCCGTTAGCTCCAACAACTAATTCTAAATTAGTAGTTGCATCAATATGAACTGCTCCTAATACACTTCTAACATTAAAGTTTCTTCCTGCTTCTAAATTAATATCTCTATCAGCACGAATGTTTAAATCTTGTTCAGAGTGAATACTAATGCTATCTTGAGCATAGATATCTATTTTTCCATTGCTGGTTAATTCAACCCAGGCTGTTCCTCTAGCATTACCAATATAAATCAAATCTTCGGAATTGTGCATCAACAACTGATGGCCTGTTCTTGTACGTACCCTAAAGTATTCGTTATAAGGAATATTTTTATCTCCCTTATTTCCTTCGAGATATTCAACTCCTCCTTCACCTGCAGAAGTTTTTCGGTAATATCTGTCATCGCCGTCGTCAAATACTAATTGTGTTCCTCCTAGTCGGCCTACCGGAACCGGAGATATTGTTGCAGAATCTTTTCTACCAATATTTGATTTTTTAGCACCGTCTCTTTGATCTAATGGACCTGGAGTTAAAATACCAAAAACCATATTTGGTACATTTCGTCTTACGGTAGATGTAGTTACTCCTCGTGCATCATCTTCAATTAACCCTTGTTCTAAAAATCTATCTGCCATAGGATGCACTGGTTTTTTAATCTTGTCTACCGCAGTACTTTTAGTTAGATCGTTGGCTTTTCTATTGACTTCTGCAACTGGTAACGGCATACTAGTTGAATACTTAGATTTATCTGTAGACGAAATATCTACCACATCAGTACCGCCGATTGCTGGAATCATGTTATTGGCAAAACGGCTAGGAACACAACCAATAAAATATCCTTCAGAAGGATTGCCATCTACAAATATAACCATTACGGTTACGCCAATATCCGGTGGGGTAAACCACATGCCGTAGGATTTTTGTGTATCGTGATAGGCATCTGCATTGCCGGTGTTTTTGCCCATAAATTCGTAGGCAGTACTTCCATAAAATGGTGTTAAGTATTTTACAGGATATGTTTGGCTTTCGTCACCAATTTCGTTTGCAGAATCTCTAAGTAGTGTAACTTCTAATCCCGACATAAAAGAAGGATCAAGATGGCTTACCACCTTAGCAAGATAAGGGCCGTTGCCTATGCCTTGACTAGATTTTTGATTCTGCGGTTTTCTAACTGACTCTGCCATTTATTACCTCAAGCAAAATATGTAGGTGGATCTGACGGTTCACCCTCATCACCGGCATCATCAGTGTCAACAGGAGATGACGATTCTGGTTTAACTTTATCTGTATTGTACATAAGAGTACTTTGTTTATCTGGATCAACTTTGTCATCAAGATCGTTAGGTTGTAGAGGCATTCTAATACACTCTAGTGTTTGTTTAAACAATCCTTCAGAAAAATTATTTTGACATTTAATAACTTTATAAATGCCGCTAAAGGGACTATCTGATTCTCCAACAAACAAATAAGTTCCTTTTTCTTCCATTGGTTCAATCGGTGTTCTAAATCTCATATAGATGAATGTATCACCTGCTTCATAGTTTGCTGTCCCGTCTTCGGTAATTTGATCTGTGGCTCCTGGGCCTGCAAAATATCCGCCCATGCCGCTATCTACCATCCAGTAAGGATCTCCAATAATTTCTGCTGAAATTTTTACCATTTCAGCTTGAGAACTTTCAAGGAATGCTTTGTGAAAATTATTAGCAACTACTTGTTCATCAGTTAAATTTCCAGAACCGCCAAACGGTAGTTTAATAGCATTTACATCCTGTGCAACCGGCCTACTTCCTGTAGGACTCTTAGCTGCTGTTACTCCTCCCGATCCTTTTTCAACTTCTGCTTTGTTTTGTTGCGGATCGCCTGATGTTTGTAAATCTTTATTTGCAAGGCGGCCTGCATCTTCAATTCTATTTGATGCAACTGCGGTATAAAAAGAATTATTAATTTGTATATCAAATCTTAATAAATCATTATTTGTACCTGTATAGATGTAATTGTATTGTTTAACTATTTGTTCTTCTAACTGGTCATATCCTAAAGGGACTGCATTAGGATTTGTAAAAACCGAATTATGAATTTTGTATGGCATTACTCTAAAAATAATACGTTTTGAATATTTTTTAAATTTAGGATCCCAATTCAAAAGCTGTGTTTGAACATCAATTCTAAACCAATTAATCATACCAGTTGGATCAATATTAGATTCTTTTAATGCCTTAGCTGCATAATCGGATTCTTCAATGGCTTGTGTAATAACTTCTAATATTGATTGTTTTTGAGCATAGTTAAATGTTCTTTCTTTTGCATTTATTGAAACTTTATCTCTATTAACTTTTCCTGTGCTTTCGTCATATGCATCTTCTGCTTTTGGGGCAACATAGTTTCCTCCTGAGTCTGCCTGGAAATTAAAACTTGCATTGCCTATAGCGTTTGAAATAAAAAATGCCGGATCGTCCTCTGGATTAGCATAAGATGCACTTTTTGAAATTACTCGTTCATTTGATGTGTTTATTACTGCTCTGTTGTCTGCATCGTCTGGTCCAACTCCAGGGATTGGATCAAATGAATTTTCTGGAAAATGTATTTCGTACTTGTCTGGGTACGTTTTTAATTCAGGAACAGATTTTTGTTCGTGCTCATTAAGAACCGTTGTTAAACTTCTTTCTCTGCCTGCTAATAATTCTTTTACGGTACTTCCTGTGATTGCTATATCAGTTTTTAATGCTGTGTAGGTTTCAGAAAATCCTTCTTGATTATAAACAATGGCTTCAAATTTATAAGTGCTTCCAGATTCTGTAACATTAAAAGTTGTTTTCTTTAACAACATTAAAAAGAATTTTGGTTTTATAGAAGCATAGGATTTCATATCTTGATCAAATCCTACAAATTCCATTTTTAAACAATATACTGCTTCTTCAAGATAACTTGGATATCCTGCTGCCAGAGCCGCAACCTGAAGACTCTGTAAAAACAATCCCATGCTGTAAGGTTCTATAATTTCAAAGGTAAAGTTAATAGCATTTGAAGAGCCTGTAGCAGGAGTACCTGTCATTAAGGTATCCATAGAAAAGTTTTGAATAAAGTATTCAGGGGCTCCGTAGGCTGTTGCTGCTCTTTCCTGATCATATCTTCCGCCAGACGAAAATACAACTTGTTTTTCAACGAATGCAGAATTTCTGTATAGGTAAGGATTATTTGCTTCCTCGGGTTTTAAACATGCCAACGTCCATAAAACATTATATGATGCAAATTGTTCTAACTGATTAGCAAACCCTCGTTGTTTAGGTTTAATATTTTCTTTGCTACCTGCACTAATAGTTGCTCTGGCATCAGTTCCTGCAGGTGTTTTTCCCTGCAATAAACTTAACTTTATGTCTGATGAAGTTTTTGCAAAACCAAGTCCAAGGTTTGATGCTGTTGCAGTTGGATCGATTCCTGTACCGTCTGGTTTAGTTAATGCTGCACCAAATACTTGACCAATGTCTCGTAATCCTAAAGCCATATTATATTCCTAAAAATCTTTCTAGATTGCTTTTTTTTGGAAGATAAATTTCTGTTCCGGGTTCAAAATCATATATTGGATCTTTAATAACATCCATATTTCTTTGAACAAAAACCCACCATAGTTTTGGTGTTCCATACAAATCATAGGACAATAAATCCGGTCTGTGTTTGTATTGATTTTCTATTTTGTATTTGAAATCATCAGTCTCTGCAGGAATGGGTCTGATAGACAACAATTCAAGATACAAATTGTTTTGTTTAGTAAGAAAATAAGGTGAACTTTGTCTATACTTTGCCATGTTATAGGAATCCTGTTGTGTTTGCTGTATTGCCAGAAGCAAAATCTTCTAAACTAAATTGACGTAGTCTTGCTCTGTTATAAATTGGCGATACCGTCACCGAGATAGTACTTAGTGTCGGTACCCATGTTGGTTGCGACATTGTATCTGTTTGACATTTAATGTATTGAACATCTTCTTTAAAATCAAAACTTGTTGCTTTGATTACTACAGGAACGGTGTTGAATACATTACTTCCATAGCCGGTTAGTTGACAAATAATAGGCGGATTACCAACGTTTGGTCCTGTACCATAAAACATTTTAGTAACGGTTCTTAACCAAGTGGTGGCAGCTATCCAGTAGTAAGCATCTTTTTCAGTTTCAACTGAAAACTCTCCACTAATTTGAATGTCTTCAATAGCACTACTCTTATAGGCCTGGAATGGATATATATTATGCACAGGATCTAATTGGCTGTAGTTTGCCTTTGAAGATACCGTGATGTTTGGCAAGTATGGCCAAGCGAGTCCGCCGGTTTCCTTAAGAGTTGCGTCAAACAAAGGAGAGTTAAACAATTCCCAATTGCAGTTGATTCTAACACGCCAATCATTTCCTGGCACTGGTGTCATTGATACTACCGCGCCTCGTGTTTGAAATAACTCTGCATTTGACGGTAAGTTTATTCCTCTAGCAAGACTTAGAATATTGTTTAATTGTCCAGCGGCTTTGGAAATAGCACCTGCAACACCAAGTAGTCCGCCAGCAATATTTCCACCGCCTAATTTATTAAGAGAGGTAGCAATGTCAGAAGTAACGTTACTAATAGCACCAACACCCGTACCAACTTTAGATACTAAGTTTTGTGCTTGTCCTGTTATGCCGCCTAATGCTGGAAGGCCGGCGCCTCCAATTGAGCCTGTTAATCCTTTAACGCCTGCCATTCCTTGGTCAATTGCATTACCAACACCCGCTGTAACTCCATTTAATCCGCTGCCTAATCCGCCGGAAAGACGAGAAGTTACAGAATCTAAATTTGTTTTAGATAAAGAAGCGGTCATGTTGTTTAAGCCGGCTCCTGCTTGGTTAGCGGCTCCGCTAATACTTTGAGAAACATTGTTAACTAATTGGGCTAATGGATTAAGCGATAATGGCATAAAAAGACTCCGTTTAGTCTATTTATTCTTGTCAAAATGTGCTATTATATTAATAAAAGGGAGATATATACTGAATGAATACCGTACCTAAAATTAAGTACCTAACAAACAAAGACTTACTAAGAGAGATACATTTAAGCAAAAATACATACTGCTCATGCACAGATAAAGCATTTTTAGAGTATGATATGATTGTACCAAACTTGTCCAAAATTAATATCAGGACAATTGCCGAAGCAAAAAGAAACAGAGCTTCTAGGTTAGCAAAAATTAACCACGAAGCAGCAATGTTAGCGCAAGGTAAAAAAATTCCCGCAAAAGAATTTGAAATAGACTATAAAAAAATTGACAAGAATGATGTAGTCTTTAGAGTTATGACCTTTGAACATATTCCTCTTGCTCCAGGAAGAAAAAAGACCGTTAAAAATACCAGCGACGGTCATGAAAAAGTAAATTTTCCGCCCTTTCAACATTGGAAATTTGATACCAACGGTAATCTAATATGTGTTGTAAAAAGCCACTGGAAAGGTGATATTAACACCGGAGCATTTAGCAAAGACCACGGCCAAATGACTAGTAATCTAGCTCGAATGTTTTTAAAATTATGTGACCGATATGCGACTAGAGGCAACGTTAGAGGATATACCTATAATGACGAAATGAAAGGGCAGGCTATTTTACAGCTAACACAGATAGGACTACAATTTGATGAAAGCAAATCCGATAATCCTTTTGCTTATTATACTGCTGCTGTCACTAATTCATTCGTGCGGATCATTAACATTGAAAAACGTAACCAGAACATCAGAGACGACATACTGGAAATGAACGGTATGAATCCAAGTTGGACTCGTCAATGGGGTAGTGGTAGTGGTCCTGCTACCGCTCCTGTTACTATCGATAATGGTAATGATTGGGATTGACCTTTAATAAAAATTATATTAAACTCGTCATATGAATCTATTTAAAAAAGCCGCATGTTTTACGGATATACACTTTGGATTAAAATCAGGAAGCAGAACTCACAACATTGATTGTGAAGAATTTGTTAAATGGTTTTGTGATACTGCTAAAGAAGAAGGTGCAGAAACTTGCATCTTCTTAGGCGACTGGCATCACAATCGATCAACTACAGATGTTAGCACTATGAATTATACGGTGTCTAACCTAGAACGATTAAACGCATCTTTTGAAAAAGTCTATTTTATTTTAGGCAATCACGATTTGTTTTATAAAGACAAACGAGAAATCAATTCAATTGAATTTATGCGATTGTTTCCAAATGTAACTCCTATTAAAGAACCCTTTACAGATGGAAATGTAACAATACTCCCTTGGTTAGTAGGAGACGAATGGAAAGATATTCCAAAAATTAAAAGCAAATATATTTTTGGACATTTAGAATTACCAAGCTTCTACATGAATGCTATGATTCAAATGCCCGATCATGGCCAGTTGCAAAGAAACCATTTTGTAAATCAAGATTATGTGTTTAGCGGGCATTTTCACAAACGCCAAGCTACAGGAAACATAGTGTATATTGGTAATGCATTTCCGCACAATTACGCCGATGCAGGTGATGACGATCGAGGTATGATGTTATTAGAGTGGGGAGGCAAACCCCAATACAAAACTTGGGCTAATCAACCAGTATATCGTACCTACAAGCTAAGTCAAATAATTGATACTCCCGACGCATTGTTAAGACCAAAAATGCATTGTCGTGTTACTATTGACTTACCTATTACATTTGAAGAAGCAAATTTCATTAAAGAGCAATTCATGCCGCAATACGATTTGCGAGAATTAATGCTTATTCCAGAAAAGGTAGAAGTTGAATCGAGTGCTTCGCCTATCGATATTGAATTTGAAAGTGTTGATACCATTGTTATCAATCAAATCAATGCTATTGAAAGCGACACATACGATAAAGGACTCCTATTAGAGATTTATAAAGAACTATGATTAAAATTAAGAATCTAACCGTAAGAAATTTCATGAGCGTGGGTAATCAAACTCAAGCCATCGATTTTGACCGTGGTCAATTAACTCTAGTCTTAGGTGAAAATCTAGATCTAGGAGGTGATGATTCTGGGGCTCGCAACGGTACGGGCAAAACAACTATCATCAATGGCTTGAGTTATGCGATCTACGGTCAAGCCCTGACTAATATTAAACGTGACAACCTTATCAACAAGATTAATCAAAAGGGAATGTTAGTCACAATTAGTTTTGAAAAACACGGCGTTGAATATCACATTGAACGTGGTAGAAAACCAAACTTGTTAAAATTTAGCATTAACGGTCAAGAACAAGAATTACAGGACCTTGACGAATCTCAAGGCGATAGTCGAGAAACACAAAAAGCAATTGAAGATGTATTTGGTATGAGTCACGAAATGTTTAAACACATTTTAGCGTTGAACACTTATACTGAACCGTTCTTATCAATGAAGGCTGCTGATCAAAGAAGCGTTATTGAACAATTACTAGGTATTACACTTTTATCAGAAAAAGCAGAAAATTTAAAAGAACAAATCAAACAAACAAAAGATGCTATTACTTCAGAAAATACTAAAATAGAAACAATTAAAGCTAGTAATGAACGCATTCAACAAAGCATTGAAGCGTTAGAGCGTAAACAAAAAATGTGGAACGATCAAAAAGAGTCCTCTCTTGAAAATATACTTAAAAGTATTGATCGTTTAATGCAAATTGACATTGAAGAAGAAATATCAAATCAACGAGCATTAGTTGAATGGAATAAAAACAAAAAAGAAAAAGATAACCTTAATTCTTTAATTGCTAAACAAACAGCGGCATTAGAAAAAGAACAAAAAGTCCTTTCTAAATTAGAAAAAGAGCTTATTAGTCTTGCAGATCATAAATGCCATGCTTGTGGTCAAGAGTTACATGATGACAAACATGAAGAAATGCTTGTAGCAAAAGCTCAACAAGTTGAAGAAAGTAAAGGTTCTATTAACGAACACTTAGAAGAACTATCAACTCTTAACGAAGCAATGGCATTATTAGGTGAGCTAACTGCTTGTCCAAAAGTAACTTATGACAATTTAGAAGAAGCACTTAATCATAAAAACACATTAGATGGGTTAGAAAGAGATGCTACTATTAAAGAAGCAGAAGAAAACCCTTATGATGATCAAATCTTAGAATTAAAAAATACTGCTGTTCAAGAAATTGACTGGAATAACCTAAACGAACTTGTAAGAGTTAAAGATCATCAGGAGTTTTTACATAAACTTTTAACAAATAAAGATAGTTTTGTACGTAAACGTATTATCGATCAAAACTTAGCATTCTTAAATCAACGATTAACTCATTATCTAGATAGAATAGGATTGCCTCATATTGTAGAATTTCAAAATGATCTTAGTGTTATTATTACTCAATTAGGCCAGGACCTAGATTTTGATAATTTAAGTCGAGGTGAACGCAACAGATTGATTTTATCTCTATCTTGGGCGTTCCGAGATGTGTGGGAAAATCTTTATCATCCTATCAACCTGTTGTTTATTGATGAGCTTGTAGACAGCGGCATGGATGCCAGCGGAGTAGAATCAAGTATTGCGGTACTTAAGAAGATGACTAGAGAAAGAAATAAAAATGTTTTCTTAATTTCTCACAGAGATGATCTAACAAATCGAGTAAATCATGTGTTAAAAGTTATTAAAGAAAACGGATTTACCAGTTACAGCAACGATGTGGAGATTATAGAATGATTTATGACTTTTATTATGTTAAAGAACTTTATACACCAGAAATGTGTGAAGAACTCAGGACTTTAATTCTATTACATTATAATAGAGACGATTCTGTAAAAGATGTTCCTGCAGATGGAGCAACTAAAACTGCCGATGTAAAATTTATCAACAGAAAATTTATATCCCCCGAATTAGAAAAATTTTATGAATCAATTGGTGTTATTAACAACCTTGCTTTTAGATTTCATCTTGACGCAATTGGGTACGAGTCAATATTAAGTTACAATACCTACGATTCTAAAACCAACGGCGAATATGATTGGCACACCGACGGGAGAAGAGATGGTATTAAGGATATTAAATTAACAGCATTACTAAACTTATCTGACGAACCGTATGAGGGCGGTGATATAAGTTTATTTTTCAACGGTCCTCATGTAATTGAAGAATTTAGATTGCCAGGAACATTGTTAGTTTTTCCTAGCTGGGTTCCTCATAAAGTTGATCCAGTAACCAAAGGCACTAGAAAAACACTTATTCAATTCTTTGAAGGCCCTCCTTTGTTATGACAACAGAATCGCACGATCGTATGATTGCTGCTTTTCAGGAATATTTTAAGTGGCAAGAACGATTTGAATACAAAGGCTCAGATGAAGCAGGCATTAAGGCACGATATTGGCTATCAGAAATACGCAACGAGGCATCAAAAAGGCGAGTTGAGATACAAGAAAAACGCGAACAACGAAAGTTAGCCAGAAAAGGCATGGTTGGAAGACCGCCTAAAATAACTAAGTGAGTGCAATGGACGTATCAAAATCAACCAATAAACGAAATACCAGAAGGCTATATTGGCTTTGTTTATCTCATCACGAACACACAAACCGGGCAGAAGTACATAGGCAAGAAATTAGCACAATTTAAACGTACTAAACCACCACTCAAAGGCAAAAAACTTAAACGTAGATCCGTAGTTGAAAGCGATTGGCGCGATTACTGGGGTTCTTCTGATAGGTTAAACGCAGACGTCCAAGCATTAGGTCCCGGAAACTTCACTAGAGAAATACTTTATCTTTGCAAATCCAAGGCAGAAATGTCCTATTTAGAGGCAAGAGAGCAGTTTGAACGCAGAGTTTTAGAAACTGACGAATATTATAATGGCATTATAAACGTCAGAGTAGGCGGTTCAAACATACTAAGGCAACGCCTAGAAGAACATAAAAAGGCAAAATAAAGCGGTTTTTGGCTAGCGCAGGCCTTAACTTCATGCGCTCTAAACCTGGTCAATCGTGGTCGCAGGGACGGAATTCCATGCCGCAATGGTACTCAACTACTACCCATTTATGGATGAAGATCGCTTAAAACCTGCGATTTAGTTGTTTGAAAAGGATATGTAAAGGTAAAATGAGGGGAGAAAAACCCCACGTGTACATTAGTGATAGCAGATTAATGTATACCGCCGTTGTGTAAAGACGGAGCTCGAGGTACCGGACAACCGCCTCTGTAACGCTCTACTGCTGTGTGACATGGTTCGACTCGGATAATGTTTTTTCTTTGCCCGGCAACGGGCAAAGTGTGACTGAAACGATCTGGATAATGCTAAATTTGCGCTTCGCGCAAAATATATTTCAACTGCATCTTTGAAATAATTAAAAAAAAGAAAAGTGCTTTGAGCGAAGCGATAAAGCAAGCGAGCGTTAGCTCGCTTTTCAATAAATAAGTAGTATATCAATTTTGAGTCTTTTATGAAAATATCAACATTATTAGAAAATCATCAGTTACTTGTCGAAAGACATATGCACAACTCACGATTAATATTAGAGGAAAGCTGTGACGGTCTTAATAAGGAACAACGCAGAATTGTTGAAGGCATTTATAATGAAATGCTACCTCTTATCGAAGCTAGTCTAAGCCCTGAACAGGTTAAACAGGTATTTGGATCTGTAGAGCAAAGTGTAAGTGCAGGTGGTGGTAATAGAACAATGCTGGGCAAAGGCATCGATGTTGCTAAAAAAGCAGATGAAGTAGTTAATAAAGTTGGTAAATGGCTACAGGATACTACGCCTGTTAAGAACATGGACCAAAAGTTTGAAGATTTAAAGGCTAAAGTTGGTGCTAAGTTTCCTGAGCTAGATAAAACTCTAACTGGATGGGGAACTTGGATGAAAGAAAATCCAGGTAAGTCAGCAGCGATTATTGGTGTGCTTACCACTCTAGCAGCTCTTGCAGGTGGCCCAGTAGGTGGCGCTATTGCAGGTGCTATTATTCGTAATTCGTCTGAACTAATCAAAGGCGAAAAACTTTCAACTACCATTGGCAAAGGTATTAAAACAGCAGCCTATGGTTTTATTGCTGGTAAGACCTTTGAACTTATTGGCGATGCACTCAGTGGCGGAGTTGATATTATCAAAGATAATCTATTCCCTGGTGCTAGAAGATTAAACATGACTCAAATCTTTGATGAAGTTGGGGGAGAGTTAGGATCACGTTCTGCTAACTTTGAAATTAAAGGACTAGTAGGACAACCAGCAGATATTGCAGATGCTAAAGAGTTATTCATGGATGCTACTTCTGCTTGGCAAGCAGGAGATTATGCTCAAAGCGACAAGGTATGGCAAGTTCTTCAGGGCATGATTGATGATAAATTTAATAATCCAGAGTATATTGCTCAGATTGCTGCCACAGCAGACAAGCGAGCAATGTTAAAATCTGCTGCCGAAGGTGCTAAAGAAGTGTTTAAATTCTTAGGCGCGGCTGCGCAAGGCGCAGTTGCAGCTGGTACAGGCAGCAAACAACCAAAACAAGAAAGTTATTATATTCAAACTAGACCTTTAAGTGAAGGTCAAGTATATCTAGTGTTTAATCGTGTGTTATCAGAAGCTGGCTTTATGGACAAGGTTAAAGCTGGAGCAGGCAAAGCAGTTGATTGGGCCAAGACAAAAGGTCATAACATGACCACACAGGTCACGGCAGACAAGTTAAATTCTGCTTGGCAAAAAGCAGGTGCTCCTACAGATTCAGAAGAACTAGCAAAGTTTTTACAAGATCAGGGCATTGATGCAGGTATTGTTACACAAGTTTATAGTCAAATGAAACTACCACCACCCGGTCAGGGCGGTGCCGATCAAGGTGGCCAAGGTGGCGCCAATGGTAAAAAAACAGCTACACTATATGCAGAAGTTAAATCAGAGTTAGCTAAGTTAGATAAGAAAAGTAAAAAGCGTATCATGGGCTTCTTACAAAAACAATTAGGAACTGCTTAAAATGAGATTAAATGAATTCATAACCGAAGATAAAGAACTTGCCGAAGGCCCATTGATGAATAAAATTGGTAGTGCAGTTGGCAAAGCTGTAGGAACTGCTGCCAAAGGCGTTGGCGCAGTTGCAGGTGGTATAGCTGGACTTGGTGCAGCCGCTAAAAAAGGATTTGCCGCAGGTAAAAGTACGGTAGCAGGTGCAGGAGATGACGAAGAGCCCGCACAAGGTCAAGCAGCAGGTGGTCAACAAGCAGCAGGTGGTGCCGGTGGTCAACAAGCAGCAGGTGGTCAAGGAGGCATAACTAAACGTCAAGTTGCTCAAGATATGTGGAAAAAAGGAAAGATTGGTCAAAATAATCCTTTCCTTAATGCAGCCAAGAAAGCAGGAATGCAAGATACAGATCAAGAAGAACCCGCACAAGGTCAAGCAGGAGGCCAACAACCGGCCGCTAGCGGACAACCAGCACCTGCAAAAGGAAAACCAGCAGCAGGCGGAGCAGCACAACCTGATGCATCTGGAAGAATTGAACCAACTATGGAACCCGCACAAGGTCAAGCAGCAGGTGGTCAAGGACAAGATCAAGCTCAACAAGGCACGCCTTATGCACAGGTTAAAGCTAAGATTGCTAAACTAGATAAAAAAGGTAAACAACGAATCCTTGCAGGACTACAAAAAGAATTAGGCGCACAACCAGCAGCACAAGAAAAACCAGCAGCAGGCGGAGGTGCATTTGGACAAATGGCAGCAAACTTAGCCGGCGAACCAAATCCGGCAGTAAGCACTGGAACAAGCTCAACTGGTGGAACAACATCAAAGGTTGGTGGAACAACAACCCATACAGCAAATCCAAACAATCCTAATATGCAACAACAACCAGCACCGGAACAGCCAGCTGCAACACAAGAACCCGCAGTTGAACCTACAATGCAGACAAAGAAACGTGCTCCGAGAAAATCAAGAGCTAAGGCTCCTGCTCAGCCTTCGGTGCAAGCCGCTGGCAAAGTTAACACAGGTAATCCTTTGGCAGAAGCACTTGAAAGAAAAATTGAAGAACACAAAAAGAAATTGTTCACCGAAAATGTTAAATCAGGTGCAACAAGTATTTTTAAAAAGTAATTAAAAGAATGGGAGGCCGCTTTTCTTAGTGGTCTCTAAATTATCTTTGATAATCTCGCCAATAATTTGGCGCTCTTCATAACTTAGATTCATACCTTCACTATAAGAAAGTCCTCGCATATACCAACAAGCCTTGAGGACATCCTTTTTAATCTCCCTAGCCTCTTTTTCTAATTTTGAAACAAGATGTAAGATCTCCGGCCTTGGGAGGTTTAAGACCTTACTGCGAAAAAATTTGATTGATCCATTACTAAGTTAATAGTATATTGATGATGACATTCTGTACACTCGACTTCTTGAGTCTGTAGATCAATTCTACCTTTCATTTCTGTTACATGTTTATTAATTGTATTAAACACATCAGTTGATGCATTGTTAATAAATTCTTTAATCATAACAGAATCAGTTACGGTAGCTTCTGGCGTAGTAATACTAGTGATACATCCTGCAATAACATCTACGGTTAATTCGGTTAATTTAATAAAACTTTCGCCAAATTGCTCTAATTTTTCTTCATCTGACAATGAATCGTTAGTAACAACGTTTAATACTTTTTGTTGTTCTAATGCTTTAATACTAGCCTTAGTAATTTCTTGATATGAATAAGGTCTAATAGTAATAGTTAACGGTGGAACTTCAAGTTGATCTACATATCTAAAATTATTAAGTTTATCAAGATAACTCACAAGATTAATTTCAAATGTACTTCGATTACTGCATTCAGGGCAATCCGCATCAACTTCCATCATTTCACCGTAGGTTGCTGTTCTAATAGCAATTAAAACAGCATCTAAATCTAAACTTGGCATTTTCCAAGGATCTTTAATAGCAGGCACACAGCTTTTTATTAGTTCAACGGTTGCTTGACCATTCATTAACGCATCGGGAGTTTTAAACATAAGTTCGTCCTTAGCGGTCATAGCATAGACAGCGTATTCGCCATTCTCACTCTGATCCAATACTCCCGGCGGATAATATTTGCCGTGACTTGGTAAAGTTACATATAACTTTGGTTGTCTAAAAAACGCTGCCAACGGATTTGTTGGTTTAGCAATTGATGGATTTTCTACCATTTTTTAACCCCGATAAATAAAAAGTAATCATACGTATTTATGTACGCACTTTTCTGGGATTTTGAATAATGGCAGAAGTAACCGGTGATCTAGGCGGTCAACCAATTGAATTAAACAACGCGGCTACCGAAGCCACCCTCAAGGAACTTGTCCGTGCTGTTGCTCTGTTGGCTGCTAAACAAGGCAAAGACGGCAAATCTGAAAAACAAATTGCAGAGTCGATGAAAAAATTCTACAAGCAACTTGAAGAATCATCGGACGGATTTAAAAAATTAACCAAACTGCAAAAAGAAAAGATAAAACAAGACGAAGAAGAAAACAAAGCTCAAAAAGAAAAGATAAAACAATATCAAGAAGAACTTAGAGCCCAGGAAAAATTTATTGAAGGGACAAAATTAGTTGCTTCTGGATTTACAAAAGTTGCTAGTAGTGCCAGTGCATTAGGATCATCATTCTTTGGGTTAATGAATGATCTTGCCAATATGGGAAACAACATCAATGCTGTTGGCGGCATTATTGGCAAGATTCCAATTTTTGGTGGAGTTCTTGGGTCGGCCTTTGGTGCTGTAGCAGGCGCTGCTACAAAAACTTATGAATCGTTTAACAAAGCAGCAAGTGTTGGTGCAAACTTCGGAGGAAGCATTCAAGAAATGCAACGTCAAGTTTCGGCAACAGGGCTAACACTTGACCAGTACACAAGCATTATTAAAAATAACAGCGAGAACTTAGCATTATTTGGCGGTAGTGTAACTCAAGGTGCAAAACGTTTAAGTGAAATGTCTCAGAAGATTAGAAATAGTCAACTTGGAGACGAACTTGCAAGATTGGGTTATTCAACTGAAGATATTAATAATGGCATTGCTAGATATTCAGCAATAGTCACAAAGAGCGCCGGCGGAGTAAGAGTTTCAAACGAAGAGTTAGTTAAAGATACGGGTGACTATCTAAGAAATTTAGATGCTGTTTCAAAACTTACTGGTAAGAATAAAGAAATACTTCAAAGAGAACAAGAAGCAAGACAAGCCGATGCGCAGTTTAGAATATTACAGGCTAAAGTTGGAAAAGAAGGTGCTAAAAATTTAAACATGCTAATGGATAGCATGAGTGAATCTGAAAAACAAGCAGCACAAACTATTTTAGCCACAGGATCATTAAACAGCGAAGCAGCTCAGCAATTAATGATTACAAATCCGCAGGCCGCAAAAGCATTGCTACAGGCTTCTCGTGATATTAGACAATCAGGAACAATGACTAGAGAAGGAGCATTTAAGATTGACGAAGCATTCAATGCTGGTGCTATTGCTAGTCAAAAAAATGCTGCTCAAGTAACGTTGGCCACGTATGATGCTGAAAAATGGGGCAAGGGTATTGTTTCTAATTTAGATCGAGCCAACAGGGCAGAAAAAGATAACGGAAGTCTAAGAGCACAAGCGGCACAACAAGAATTAGACAGACAAAAACAATTAACAGAAGGCGCCAAAGGTCTTGATCCTGCTAAAATGAAAAGTAACATGGAAAAGTTAGCTGACCTTTCAAATAAATTTATGGCAGCATTGGCTAATAGTCCGTTGTTAGATAAAATGTTGCAGTCATTTACAGCGGCCATAGAAGAACTAACTCCTATATTAATTGAAGGATTGACTTGGGTGGCAGACCATGCAAAAGAAGTAGCTATAGGAATGGGAATACTAGGTGGACTTATAGTAGTTTCAAGCGCCATTACTGCTGCTGCAAATTTAGTTCAAGCAGTTAATGTTTTAGGTTTAACAGCACTGGCATCAGCAGTATGGGCAACCGTAGCTCCTGTACTAGCGGCCGCAGCGCCATTTATTGCAGTAGCGGCAGCGGTTGCAGGTGTTGTTTATCTCTTTAAGAAATTATATGATAGTGGTTGGACATTTGGAACAATTATTGATGCTTTAAAAGATAATTTCCAACGTTTATGGATGACTTTGCAAGATTGGATGGATTCTTTATTAGAGAAAATACCAAATGCAATTGGTGGTATTAGTAAAGCAGAAGCTGATAGACGTAGAGCCTTAAGGGATGACCAACGTAAAGAACTTGACGCTAAAGAAAAAGATAGAGACGATAAGAGAAAACAAAAAGCAATAGAACGTGGAACTTACGAGGAAGATAAGAAAGCTACTCAAGAACATACTAAAACAACACAAGCTGCTACCGCTGCGGCTCAAGAGGCAACTAAAACAACAGAAGCTCAAGTAGAAGCACAGAAGAAAATTAATTACACAAGTCCTGAAGAAACATTTAAAGCCTTTAAAGAAAGAAAAACTATGGGAGGAGGAGCTCCTTCACCTGCCACACCTGCTACTGCACCCGCTGCACCAACAGGAGGACCGGCCCCAGGAGCTGCTGGACCGTTAAATCAAGATCAACAGAAAAACATGGCTCTAGTTGAAGCAGCTCTTAAAAAACAAGGAATTACTGATCCTGCTTATGTTGCTGCTGTCAAAGGCAACATAATGAAAGAAACTGGCGGTAAGAGTATTTCTGAAAATATGAATTATGCTAATACATCTAACGATCGTATTAGAAAAATATTTGGTAGTAGGGCTGCTGGAAAATCCGATGCAGAACTAAATGCTATCAAAGGCGACCAGCAAAAAATGGGCGAAATGATGTATGGTTCCGGCACAGCAATGGGTCGTCAAATGGGGAATACGGAACCCGGAGATGGATGGAAATATAGAGGCAGAGGTTTTATTCAGTTAACTGGTAAAAATAATTATGCCGCTGCATCAAAAGCCATCTACGGTGATGATAGATTAGTTAAAAATCCAGATTTAGTTAACGATCCACAGGTTGCTGCGGAAGTTAGTGCTTGGTATATGAAAAAAGGTCAAGCCGGAATGGCTAGCAAACTTGGTATGGGCACTTCTGGATTATCTCAAGAACAAGCAAACTTGTTAGCAACAAGCCAAATTGCCGGTGGAGACATAAGACGAAAAGGCGCAATTGGAGAAGAAATTTTAGGAAAAGTAAATTCTTATTCTGGACAATTTGCCAAAGGTGGCAGCGTAACTCCATCGACCTCAACAGCTCAAACTAGTGTATCACAACAACCAGCAGCGCCAGCACCAGCGGCAGCAACTGCTCAACCAAGAACTGGTGCAACAACACCTACACCCGCTAAGGCAACTCAAGAAACAGCTGAATCGCAGTTATCGCTATTAAATACTAAGATGGATCTATTAGTTATGATAAATCGAAAATTATTAGAAGTTAACGACAAGCAGCTTACTACACAAAAGTCTATGACGGGCAATGTATATTCTGCTTAAGGATCATTAATTAAATGAGTTGGAAAAAATATTTTACTCCTGTCAACATCGATAACCAACAAGGAACAATGAGTCCTATTGGCAGTAGAGGGCGACCAGGACCTGCAAGAACTAATTATTCATCATTCTTGCCTGACGTATATGCAGGTAATCCAAATCGTGTCGAACGATATATGCAATATGACACTATGGATATGGACAGCGAAGTTAACGCAGCTCTAGATATCTTAGCTGAATTTTGTACACAAAAAGATAGAGAAAATGGAACAGCGTTTCAACTATCATTTAAAGGCAAACCAACCGGAACCGAAGTTAAGTTAATTAAAGAAAGCCTACAGAAGTGGGCAAAACAAAATCAATTTGACACAAGAATTTTTCGTATAGTTCGAAATTCTTTCAAATACGGAGATTGTTTCTTTGTTAGAGATCCAGAAACTAAAAAATGGTTGTATGTTGATCCTGCTAAGGTTACAAAAATTATCGTTAACGAAAGCGAAGGAAAAATTCCCGAGCAATATGTTTTAAAAGATATTAATTTTAACTTTGCAAATCTAATTGCAACAACTCCTCATGCTACATCAAATACACAACCTAGTGGTACTGGTAGTTATACCGTATCGGGCGGTGGATTTGGTAGAGGATTTGTTGGGGATGCAGCAAGACCTCCTGGCACTAGATTTCACAATCAAGTAAACGAAATAACGGTTGATGCAAAAAATGTTGTGCATATTAGTTTAAGCGAAGGATTAGACAACAATTATCCTTTTGGCAATTCAATTTTAGAATCTGTATTCAAAGTCTACAAGCAAAAAGAATTGCTTGAAGATGCTATTATTATCTATCGTATACAACGTGCTCCAGAAAGACGTATTTTCTATGTAGACGTTGGAAATATGCCAGCACACATGGCTATGAGCTTTGTTGAACGTGTTAAAAACGAAATCCAACAAAGACGTATTCCTAGCGCCAGCGGTGGTGGCAATAATTTAGTTGACGCTAGTTATAATCCACTAAGTGTAAACGAAGATTACTTCTTCCCACAAACTGCTGAAGGTCGTGGTTCTAAAGTTGAAACACTACCGGGTGGTACTAATCTAGGTGAAATTACAGATTTACGATTCTTTACAAACAAACTTTTCCGTGCTTTAAGAATACCAGCAGCATACTTGCCAACAGGTATTGAAGAAGCAAGTAATACTATTGCCGACGGAAAAGTTGGAACGGCATATATTCAAGAATTACGATTTAATGAATATTGCAAACGTTTACAATCAATGATAGCGCAAACATTTGATGTTGAATTTAAACTTTGGATGGCTGCGCAGGGCGTAAACATTGACAATAGTTTATTTGAATTAAAATTTAATACTCCACAAAACTTTGCTGCTTATCGTCAATCAGAACTTGACACAGCAAGAGCAGCAACATATTCACAAGTTTCACAAATTCCTCATCTAAGCAAACGTTTTGCACTAAAACGCTTCTTAGGATTAACTGAAGAAGAAATTAAAGAAAATGAATCATTATGGCGCGAAGAAAATGGTTCTAACCTAACACCTACGGATGATGCTGCTGGAGACTTAAGATCGGCTGGCGTAACACCGGGAGGTATGGCGGCAGAAGCGGGTGGACAAGACGCAGAAGCACCCGACGATTTAGCAGCACAAGCAGCTGAACCAGGGGCTGAACCTGAAGCTGCTCCAGCAGCCTAACTTAGGTAAATATTATTATGCTTCTACGTGAATTTTTCTATTTTAACGACAATACAAACGACTTTGGAAACGATCAAAGATATGACGCTTCCAGAGATAGTTCTGTCTTAAAAAAATCAGATACTCGTAAAATTCGATTAACTTTACGACAAATCAACCAACTGCGCCAACAAAGCGAAGCTCATGAAATGGAAGAACAATCAGAGCGTTCGTTTATACAACAGATGTACGGTACTCCAGTTGAAGCACAGCAACCCGCGGAATGAACCAGCTTTCGTACTTGGTAATGGGCGTAGCAGACTAAGATTAAATCATGCTGCCCTGCCAGAATACGGCACTACATTTGGTTGTAACGCACTTTACAGAGAATTTGAACCCGATTTTTTAATTGCAGTTGACGTAAAAATGGTCAACGAAATTATAGCCAGCGGGTATCACAGAACACATTCTGTATGGACAAATCCAAACAAAGGAGTTAATACTAAGTCCGGAGTTAACTTTTTCCATCCGCATAGGGGATGGAGTAGCGGTCCAACAGCTCTTTATTTTGCTTGCGATTGCGGCCACAAAGACATATATATTTTTGGATTTGATTATGAAGGCATAGAAGGTAAATTTAACAATGTTTATGCCGATACATATAACTATAAAAAGAGTTTTGAACCGCCCACTTACCACGGTAATTGGCTAAGTCAAACAGAAAAAACGATTAGAGATTGGAGAGGTAATCAGTTTTACAGAGTAGTAGAATCGGGATCATTTATTCCAGAAAAACTTGGCCCTACATTACCAAATTTAAAACATATAAGTTTTGAAGAATTTGAAAAAAAGTTCCCCGGAACTATATATTCTGACCAAACGAATCAAAAAAACGTCATTTAACCCCTTTTTTTAATCTACGCAGTAAATAAAAACACAGCCTAACCATACCTTGAAGGAGAATTTAACATGGCAGATAAGAATTTATTAAGCCAAATGCTAGAGCATTTGGTTAACGACGATCAAGCAAAAGCTGATGAGCTTTTCCACGAATACGTAGTACAAGCATCACGCGAAATCTACGAAAATTTAATTGAATCTGAAATCGCAGAAGAAGAAGATAAAGAAGACGAAGACATGGACGAAGCTGCACAAGATGATGATGCAGAAGAAGACAAAGTTGACGAAGCTTCCGAAGAAGATAGCGACGAAGATGATCTAGATGAAAACTTCGAAGATGTTGCTTTTGAAGGTGGCGACGAGCCTGAAATGGGCGGTGATCCAACAGACGACCTAGAAGGTGACCTAGAAATGGGTGACGAAGAAGGCGGCGAGCAATCTGAAGAAGAAATTATGCAAGATTTAGAGTCTATTGTTGACGAACTACAAGCTAAATTTGCGCAGCTAAAAGGCGAAGAAGAAGCCCAAGGCGAGTTTGGTGACGAAGAAGGCAGTGACGATATGCCTGAAGAAGAAGGTTTTGATTTAGAAACCGTTCGTGAATATGTAGAAAAAGTTCCAGCAGGTCACGGTGCTGAAAAGAAAGGTGCTGCTGAAAAATCTGACAACACAAAGTCTACAATCGACAACATGAAGAATGATATGGGCGGTACAACTGCTAACATCCTTTCTTCTAAAGAAGATGCAGCTACTTACGCTAACCAAGGCGCATTAAAAGGCAATGGTCTTGAAAAAGGTAAGGTAAGCGACAATCCAGATGCTAAAGGCAACGTGAATGTACCAGGCGGTAACGCTGGTAAAACTGGTTTCAAATCAAAAGAACCAGGTCAT